CTGGTATCACATAGTTAATTTCATATTCGGGATAAGGCTGAACATAGTTTTCATCATCCACAATTGTGTGAGTTGTATTTCCGTTCGTAGGAATACCTGGAGGCTTTTTCTTCCAGATTACTCTAGCGACATCCTCAGTCTTTCCCCCATATACAGCACTATAAATAGAGTTTGGCACCATTCTGTATTTTGATACCCCGACCGTTTTTACTACCGATGTATCATTTGAAATAACGTATGCGTCTGCCACGCCATTTACTTCTAATACTGCGGCATAAATGGCATGTAATGAGTTTGTCGCATTTTTAGCAACAGATTGTTTACGACGATACTCAAAATTAGCGCGGGTTTCCTCATCTATGCCAGGTACGCCAGCACTCGCATTACTGATACCTGACCAACCGGGCACCGAGCTATAAATCGTGTTCAAGTCATCAATTTGGCATGCTAACGGCCCTGATGTTGAGTTTTGGAAAACAACATCAACAGAGCCGCTGCCCGGGATCTTAACCTCTGTTAGTGAATGATAAAGATACCCTTTTTTATCTTGAGCAATACTACCAATTGGAATAACTGTATTAACTAACCCAGTGCATGTTGCTGTTACCGTTGTTCCCGATGCTGGAATTCGATCTAAAAAATAAATTCGTCCGATAGCATCTTGAAAACGTCCGGTTGCATAATCCGGATTAATTTGATTGACGATAGCAAGTAACTGATCGTTCTTGTCAGCAATGATAGCCGCATCACTCATGGCTATTTGACCTTGCGGTGTTGTTAAGCTCGTACTCATTGCACCACCCATTGCTGTAGCCAAATCATTTAGCCGCCCATTTAAAATATCAACCTCGTCGGGCACAGTTAGACCCGTCTTTGTAAAGGTTACACCTGGAACACTTGTTGTCAGTACTACAGAGTTAGTCATCAGAAATTTACCACCGTTGATTGATTGTTCATGTCCGTTATTGTCATCATGCCCGCAATAGTTCTCTCCTTTCCATTTATAACTTTACAAGTGGCAGACTGAACATAAGGTAACTTCATTGCTTCTTGTTGCATTTTGCTGTTGATTAGCTGAGTTCCCGGCCAATATCCCAAAATTCGCTGGTAATAAGGAATACCCAATGCTGTGTCATACCAGCACTCACCCAGATATGTACTACAGGCACAAGCGACATCCTGCGCTACAGAATAGGGATTATCAGTAATGGCGGTATTTCCAGAATCATCTAACGTTAAATCCCATGACTCGGTATCAAGAAGAAATGAACGAGTTTGCATTTTCGATTCCTATGGAAATAAAAAAACCGCAATTAAGCGGTGTAGATATGAAAAAACCCGCACTGTAGGCGGGTTTATTGACGACTACTCAAAAAATTTTAAGCAGCTTGACGATGATTCTTACGCTTTCCTTGAAGCTCAACTTTTGGCTTATGCTCAAACATTTTTGGGGCAGCTTTTATCAACAAGTCAATAGCTCCACCCACAGCAGTATACACCTGCTGCGTATCAAATTTTTTGATATCTTTAATGGCTGCTTTCTGCTTTGACATAACGACTCCTAAGAGATTTTCTCTCCAATAGCTTTGAGCCTGAGCCCATAAGGGGTGTTCACATTAACAAAGTTTTCTCTTGCACAAAAAACAAACTAATATTCGTTAGTTTTCGTATGCTATCACTATAAACTCTAGTGTCTAGTCTTTTTTTTATCAATCTTTGATTGTCTTGAATATTGTTTCAAACGTATCAATATCAGCCTCCATAATGTAACCACACTTCATCATGTTAAATCCATAAGATGAGTAATAGGAGATTACTTCTTCAACAGGCTCAATGATACGGATATATTTACCCTGTGCAGATTTACAAAACATGTAAGCAGCCATCAGAGTAAGTTGAAACATTTTCCCATTTAAAGGGTGTTTTGCGTCATCACGATAGAAGTTCTCTATCATATGAATTTCAAAACTTTCCTCATCAATGGAATATGTACATAAAGCTAGCCCAGAAGGAGGTCCTTGCACATTTCCACATTCTACCAGCTTTAAGCAAAATTCAAATTTATCTTCTCTGTTTCCTACCCTAGACAAACATTCATCCCAGTTTAGTTCGCCGTATCCGCGAGAAAGGATTCTGTAATCATCATCAGAGATATCCCCTACAGCAAGGTTAAGCTTAAGCTCATCAACAATAATCTGCATGCTATTTCTTACCACATGCCCGATCTGCTCAAGATTAAACATTCTTTATCTCTCATTTTTAATTGGTTGATATATCTTACAGCTTTTTGTGATTATTTCATATGCTATTTAACTTTTCTTGCCATTAAAACGTGCACTATTTAACAATGACAAGTGAGTTAACAATTAACCCCAAACCAAGGATGGCTATATCCACCAGCGTGACTAAGGTTTATAACTTACCGTTCTCTATATTTTATTCTCTAAACTTCAGCTAAAATAAATAATGTTGACTTCAATGTGATTGACTTTATAGTACAGAACCATTGCTTCTATCTCTATATCAGTCAAAAGAAGCTCTTTTCCAAGTCGCACATACTCGTAACCTTTTCCAGTTTCACAGTTCAACTAATACTGTTACCAGTTAAAACAATGACCGAGAAAAATAAAAAATTTACCTGGGCTTCACAAAGATTTCTTAGTTTCTTCATTTCTACATATTTATCATCCTTATTTACAGCTTTAACTATCTTACGGTTCCATCGAATATTGCATTTCCACCGTTACCGCCACCACCTTGAATAACCGCACCATTTAATATAATAGATGGTGAGTTCATTGTGATTGAATTTGATGAAGTCATTTCCGTTGTCGGAGCGACTACGTTAATTTTATTCGGTGAAACAATATTTATCTGATTATCTACGAATTCAACATATTGTTGTGGTTCTGCGTTTAAAACTCCCCCCAGATAAATTGCGTCTGAATAATTGTGCGTTCTTTTTGAACCCGGTAATGCCGGTGCTTTTGTTGCTCTGATGCTGCTAATATCACGATCACAAATGGCAATTAAACCAATATCACCAACCACAGGATTCATAATGACAGCACTGTTACCACGCTGAAGACGAAATACTGGAACATTATAGATTATTCCATTCTCGATTTTTCTCCCTGCTCCCGTCATATTATGTACCATCGGCTTTACATCTACGGTTTTCCCGCTCGATTTAATAACAAGGCCCAAAGTGATAAAAACATGCTGACTAAGAAACTGCCTCATGACAAAATCAAAAGCATTCGCTTCACTGTTTATGTCCGTTGGTTTTGTTGTCAGCTTTGTCATTGTTTTTATCCTCTGTTTTCACTGGAGTGCCACTAAAAGATGTATGCCACTGACCACCATCAAGCCAGGAGGTAAGGTAGTGTTCCGCCCCTGTTATCAGATAAGTGCCGCTAACGTTCGGCAAAGAGGTTTCTATTTTTACCTTACGACCTAAAATAATTTCATTACTGAAAAGGGTAGTTGCTGTTATTCCCACGCCAGTAAATATGGGATAGCCAATTAGCCCATATTCTGGAGACGTAAGTAGCGGTTTTTCAACTTTCGGTTGACCATGAGGCCAAATGGTCACTTTATCAATCCCAAAGTCAGTGTCTATATCTAGCGCACTTGCCGCCTGTTGGATTTGATTAACAACGTTTCCTGTATAATGAGGATTTGAGATAACACCTGTGGCGCCATAATTTTCAACCGTTAGATCCGCTTTTTTAGCCATTGCAGTAATAATATCGACAATATCCACATCTCCCGATGCAGTGAACGGTTCAACTTCCTTTGCTCTTAGGCCAAGCATCATACTGGCCGTTATCGTCAGGGGAGTATCGGGTAACTGATTAAAATCTGCATAGGCATCACTGATAAAACCCTCAAATATAGCATGACCATCCGCCCATACACGCATTAAGTTGAATTTCGCACTACCAATCCAGATCCCGCGATAACTCAACGTTGCCATTTGGCTGGTTGTTAAACCCCAGATTTGTAATGTTATTTGTGTCCCTGATATGCCGCCCCACGCCGCCATGTTGACATAAGCGCGTGCGTTTTCGATAGTCAGTATATTGTTACCGCTATCATCAAATGTCTTGCCGTCAACTAGCTGAAATTCAACTGTGATATTGTGTTGTTTGTACGTCACTGAGTCACCTCTCCTGGAAAAAGGTAATATAATTTGTAGCGTTGCCCTAGCTCCTCCCAATGGGGATCAGATAAACCATCCAGATCAGCAAAAAACAATTCACCCTGGAACCGTAAATAACTGTAACGGACAATTTTATTGCAGTTGAGGCACACAACTCCCTGTAGCACAGGTTTATCATTGACGGTTAAATCCATATATAAACCTGTGCCACGTTGATTGAGGCGTATCATGCATGACTGCTCATTCAAGGTCACAGTGAACTCCTGAGCCTTAGCCGCCCTGATCGCTATTTCAATCACGTTAATTTCCTCGATAATTCTTCTACTGCATCATTGAGATGGTTGGTGGCACTCAATACAGAATCATTTAATGGACCAGTAATCGTCTCTGTTGCACGCTTGAAACCAGATGAAACTTTATCAGCAACTTGCGTTGCAGCACTGGAAACGGATTTTTTCAATCCGGTCAGAGCCTTTTTGACATCGGATAGTGTGGCATGTTTTGTTGAACCTGTTGATTGTTCGGTATTTTTACTTGGGCCTTTTGCTGTCTCATTCTTTGTTGTATTCGACTTGTTAGCAACATTGCTGCTCATTTTCACTTCGGCAATGTCTTGTACCGCCTGGAAAACTGCGGTCACAATCAGTAAGGTAACACCGTTATCCTGCCTTATTCGAAAATCGTACTTAATCAAATCATAACTTGTGTACGTAGTATCAGGTGTTTCAATGTCGTAAATTTCAGCACTGGATACCATCTTATCTAACGCTTCAAGAACATCAGAACGGGACGTCAGGGTGAGGTTTGTTAAGTTAGGCACGGAACCAGAAAAACCGGTCCATCCCTCAAACGAGAATGTCACATGGACTTCACCGGGCCGCTGCACTTTGTTGTATGATGTATAGCCGCCTTTCTCTATCGGCGCAGTCGTGATTGATGCCTCTCGTGTGACTTCTACTACAATGAATGATGTGGGCGTAAACGGCTTATCACCAACTCTCTGCCCGGATGCATAATAAATACCATATCCAGGAGATATCATACTGTTAACACCAGATAGCAGGTTGCCACTACGGAACGCACTAAGTACCGTTGTTTGATTGAGAGAGAATGCCATTATCCAGTTACCCCCGTTGAATAGCTTGTTGCCAGCGTTGATCCACCTATTTTCTGCCGGGCATCGTTAACCACGCCTTTTACGTTGTTAGCGTTAGAGCTGATTTGAATAGTTCCGATGTGATAACTCTCAGAAACAGAGGAGGTACGGTTGTTATTTACCGTATTCGAATAACGCTGAGCGGCCACATGAGCCCCCAGTTGTGGCATATTCGCCAATACCTTTGGGATATAATCGCGGGTTTCTTTTGGCGCAGCGCCCAATCCTTTCCGTATAACATTTCCCTGTCCCCAGTTATAAGCCGCCAGTGCTTTACTCAAATCTCCGTCAAACATTCTCATTAGCTGAGATAAATATTTTGCCGCGGCTTCCGAAGATTTTACCGGATCAAAAACATCATCATCCATTAACCCAAAATGTTTGGCTGTACCTGGCATAAACTGGAATAAGCCCTTGGCACCTGCTTTAGACACAGCATACTGATTGCCTCCCGATTCCGTCATGGCAACACTACGTAACAAACCCTCCGGTAACCCGAACTGCTGCTCAAGTTGTGCTAATTTTGGTGATAGCCAACCCAGTAATTTCATGCCGGTAGTGTTCGGTGACATTTCAGCGGCTGCGACTTGAGGAACGAGCGAATCAATCAGTTTATTAATTGAATCGGTCAGCTTATCTAACGCGGCTTTTAACCAATTATTGCTGTATTCTAGCCGCTGTTGTCGTTCATCCTCGGCCCGAATGATACGGTCATTTTCGCTGCGCTTTTCTTCCTTTTTGACCTCTTTGACTACGGTCGTATCTGGCTTAGAGGTTTTACCATCCAGTTTTGCCTGATAGGCTTCATACTCTTTTTTACTAAAAAAGGGTGTCCAGTCGCTTGCCAGATACAATCCATATGAATCAAGTGTATTTTTTGTCTCTTCCCCAACAATCGAAGTCGCAACTGACTCCACAGGATCATATAACGCATATGTGATAGCGCCATATATTCCGGCTTTCCCGGCAATCCCTTTTCCCGGTAACCCGCCGCCTTTCCCCATTTTCAGCATGGACGAAGCCACGCGATAAATTCCCCATAACCACCCCGCAAACTTCAACCCGATCAGACCAATGATGACATTACCCCAACCGCCTACCGCATCTGCGGCCTGATTAGCGACTGAAATAATAAAACTCATCTTATCGAGAAAACCACTGACCGCTTTTTTAATCTCTTCTGGGTGCTTATTCATCCAATCAGCTAGGTTTTTTAGCCAGATATTGAAATCATTGATATATGGTAAAAGGGCATTAAACAGAATGTAGCCTGTTTTCTCAAAACTCTGGCTTATCTCTGTCCACTGTTCACGAAAACGACGCGCGGCGGCAACAGATTTATCATCCACACCCGAATTAGCTGTAAATTTATCCACATCTTTGAGTACGTGACCGGATGAGAACCACTGTTGCGCGGCGTACCCGACCCCAAGTTCACCACCGTAAGCTTGCTGTTGATCTTTATTAAGTCTGGGAAAAACACCGCTCAGCTTACGCATGATAGATTCGGTGCTTTCTGAGGCAATATCAATATCGACACCCGCTTGTGATGCCGTTTTTAACAGCGTCTCAAGAGCCGGATCAAGCGAAACACCTGATTTTAGTCGGGCTTTAGCATCATTAATGCGTGAAAATGCCCCCACAATCTCATTTGCGCTGACACCAAATGCTTGACCTGCTTTTGTCCAGCCATCAAGCGCTTTAGCCGACATGCCGAACGCATCAGCGGCAGTACTTAACTGATTGAGATTGCCGGCAAAGCTGGTCACAAAGCTTTTCAGTCCACCGAGTGAAACCGTAACACCCGCCAAAGCCAAGATCTGACTCTTTATGCTGGAAAAGAAAGAGGAAGCTTTCTTTCCTGCCGCCTCCATTTCTTTTGCCACCTTTTCGGTTTTCTTACCGGTTTTGTCTAATGATTTGCTGGTTTTCTTTTCACCATCATTAAACGAGTCAACCAGTTTTTGCATAACCTGAGCCAACCCACCGATCCCGGCAATCACTGCGGTTTCACCTGCGCTAAATTCAGCCGCATCAAGCCCCAGCGTTATAACAAGTTCATCTATAATGTTTGCCATCAGTTTTTACCCTGCTGTAAAACATAAGCATTGTGATTATCGACCTGAATAATCTCTATTAACTGCCAAAGGTCCTCCACGCCATAAACTGTATCCAGCTCATGGAGCGTTGCCTTTCCTGATGAGATAACGGTCGCTATTGTGCCTGGGACATTTGTATAACTGATGATACCGAATGGCTTTGAGATGCTGGAATAGCGCGGCGGGATTACGATTGGTCGGCGGTTTTGAAAAAATCCACGTGTAACTTAAGCACCTCTGCACGTAATTTCAGCCGGGTAACAATTTCTTCAATGTCACTGTCGATCAGCTCGCGTTTGATTTTTTTATCTGCCTGATTCGGAACCATCTGCACACAACCCATCAGTTCATCAAGTAGTGGCCTGGCTTCATCAGGAGCAATGCGAGAAATTGCTTTCAATCCAACCACCGCTAATGCAGCCATGCCCAAATCCCGAAAATTATCGGGGATATCCAACCCCTCTCTCCCCATTGCCATCAATGCACGAATAGCCCACCATTCAGCCTGCGAAGCGGGCATTTCCTGAATGTAAAAAAGCTTTCCTTTGTCGCGATTATCATCATTCATAGTGATGAAGGTTTCTTTACGTGCCATTAGCTATATGCCTCACCTGTTATTGATTCCCACTCAATGACGGCCTGCGCCGCTTGTAAAACCTTTCCTGCGTCCGGCATGGTTTTCCATTGCTTCAGAACGCCGTTCACCAATGTGTATTTACGCCCGATGGCCGGAAGAATAACCGTCGCATTACATCTGAACACCGAGACGCTAGTACGTGATGTCGTTGCCCAAGTATCAAAAATGGTGCGACTTTCCGAATCAGGCATAATATGAATCGTCTGATTGATATTGCCGTAGATAAAACCCACTGACAGTTTACCGTCCGCCCCACGTACCGTTTCAGCCAAATCCAACGCCTCAGTTTCGAAAATGTTGTCGGCGGCAAATCCCTGTAATTGCACACCAGACGGGTATAAATTGGTCACAGTCAGGGTAATTACCGCATCAGCAGAAGTGATTGTGTCTGACATTATTGAACCTCCGTAGATGCCATTTCGAATTTCTGAATACTGCCACCGTCGCAATACCACAGTGTACAGCTTGGGCTGGTGCGATTTGCACGCATAGAGGCAAACATTTCCCCAATATACAAGTAATAACCCTTCGCGATTATTGACGTTGAAACATCAGATCCCACAGCGTTAATAATTTCCAGTTTTTGTGCAGCCGATAATGTTACGCCTGATCGGATACCGCCCCACAACTTAAACCGCTGGATAACATCACTCATTGAGGCTTCCACCAGCGCACGGCCAGCCGTGTTATAAGGGATAGTCTTGTTGGATTTGAACAAGGCAATAACCGCGCCCTGCAAGTTCGCATTCAGCCAGATTTGACCACAGAAGGAATCTAGCCACTTAAAATCACCGGTTATTGTGCCATCAGCCCAATAATTTTCGGTGATATTATTGGCGGCATAATTGCCATAGAAGTTATACCCATTAGCAATCAGCGCATCATAAACATCAGAATCGATCACATCAGGACTGAGGCCGTTCAATTCTCTGAATTTAAACGGAACACGCCCCTCAGTTCGCTCAAAATCCAGCACCGCCGCATAACCCAATACTGCTGCCGGTTTCATATTATCAGAGCAGAAAACAGGAACGACACTCCCGTAGCTGTGAATGCCAATAATTTTATGGGCGATAGTTTCCTGACTGCCTTTCACTTTTGCCGTGCCGCTTGTTGTCCAGGCAACATAGAAATAGCGATATACCTGACTACTAGCCCATGCGGATAATGCAAGATGCTGTTCATCTGTACATTCAAATACCGTCGTAAAACCTGCCCATTGCTGAGACTGCGTTTTAATCACAGCGAATAGATCAGGAACCGCCGACACTGTAGCCCCCTGAGAAACCGTTGCCCCTAGTGCGCCAGTGAACTTAAGAGCCTCGGCCCCATCACCAGTACCATAGGTGATATTTGTATCTTCCAGTTTAATGCTGCCAGAGGCAACATTGATGATAAAAGCTTTACGGGTGGTATCGAACACAACCGTTACCGCCTTGCCAATCACTGTTTCAATGCTCTTTGCTGCATCCGCAAAGGATTTAACCCCATCAAGATTGATTGCGGCGTTTATTGCTGTACCATTGATATTGAGTTTCAATGTACCGGACATTTTTTGCAGATCGGTAATAGCTACCTCATTAAAAGAACCTGAACGTAACCAGGCCGATACTGCCGCTCGATTAAATCGGGAAAACAGCAATTGACCGGGCGTCTTTGTACAATTGTTGTACCCTGAAAAATAAATAGCCGCCATGCTATATTCTTCGGATGCACCACCGAAATATGCCGCCACATCCTCTTTAGTCGAGAACGACAACACCACACCAACAGGTGCATATATATTATCTGTCAGTAATAATCCATTGAGATCAACAGCTATTACCCGCTGCCGACAGCACCCCCGGATTAATTCTCACGTCTTTACTGATTGGAATTGCCATGAATAGACTCCACTGTTTTAGTGTTCAGCGTAATACTGTCGAAAAATAGTTGTTCTGTTGTCACAACAGGGGTGATTTGAGCAGTAAATTCAAATGTCCAACGCGACTCATATTGCTGTTCACCATTAATCATCGTCGTCTGAATCGGGTCGCTGGCATAAAGTGGTGCCATATCGATACCTGATCTCTTGAATAGCTCAATCGCATATTCAGTGCGCACCGTCGTTGCAATAATGTGAGCATCCTCATGAGCGAACTGACCGTAACAGTCAATTTGACATGTCCAGCGTGTCGTCCGAGTGATTAGACTTTTTCCCATACCTGCCGCTGTTGGTGCGTTATAGATCACTACACTTGTTGATAAACCCGTGCTGTTCAATGGTGTCATAACAATAAAATCGCCATCTGGCATCGGTGAGCGATTTATCTGAGACAAAATAACGCTACGCCTGGGTATTAAGGCCATTAAAAAACCGCGTAATGCGGTTGTTATATCGTCTTGCGTTACACTTATCGTCACCACTATTGTTCCCCACGCTGCAATGTAACAGCGAATTTGCACCAATTCGGCCACTCTTCCAAAATCTGCACTATCAACCACTCTTCACCATTAATAATCAACAGATCACCCCCTTGCTGTCTGGGGCGGTTGACGGCATTAAAATTGCCATTCACATAAGCCGCTTTGAGCATGCCCTGAATATTCAAGCCGTTCGTATGTTGTAGATCAGTAAAAGTCAGTGGCTGGATTTGTGCGGTAACGGGTGTTGTAATGTAGCGCGGGACTTGCTTACCACTGGGTGCAATATCATATCCCACACTTACCCGTATCTCTCCAGGTGAGTGAGGATTAACAACCCCAACAGCACCAGATACAATATTGTGCAGGTTCATTCGTTCCCCTCATCAATCACATAATCAACACTGTTCAGCATGTGTTTGGTGTGACGTAACGGCGCATCAAATCCCTTTTTAGCTATAGTGGATTTTTTATTAGCCGGTGAAGTGAAAGAACGAATAGATTGTTGAATTTGCCCCTTGATAACTTCCCCGGTCATCCGTAACGCTGCATTCCCATTCATATCGTTAGCACTCAGGCCCTGTGCAAGCACATCACCCCATTCATTAGCATGTTCGTTGATAGTGTTACGAAAAAACGGACGGGGTCGCCTATTACGCCTCGGATCGCCAATCTCGTTACTAATTGCCACCATTGCAACTGAGGTGCCATCGGGATAAGTCGCGTCTTTGAAAAAACCAACCCGCAATTTTTGGCCTTCACCCACTCTTTTAGCTAATTGCTTTAAGTAGCGTTTTGCTGCATCACCGCCCTTGATACTGTTCGACATTAGCGCCTCCATTGAGTCCGTGGATAGTAATATGACGGATAGTGAGAGGGAGAGCTGCCGGGGACGTAACGCATAATTCTATATTGCGCTGTTGCCTGCCAGTACATAGCCCCGTATTTTGTCTGCAAGAACCAAGCAGCACGTTCACTCACAACGCCCATATCAGCCGAAACGGAAACAGATCCCTCACTTGCGCTGCTAACCCGCCCCACGAGCGGATTGGCCGCTGTTCCGCTAACAGATAAACGATTAAGTTCGGCAATATGAGCAACAAGCATATTCAACAACAGTATTCGTTGTTCAAGATCACTAACTGGGCTTTGGGCCGTATTGTTAAGATAGAGTGTTGCTTCAATAAAATAGGTATCCAGCAGGACATCACTGATAGAAGAAAACTCCGGGTAACGAGTGCGAAATTTCACGACATCAAAAACGACAACAAAGCCCATTAGCTTAATCCTCTTCTTTTCGCTGCTCGATATTTTTACCCGGTTTTTGGGGATCGATAGGCTCTAACCCGTTCTTTAACCCGGCTTTTTCCTCAGCTTCCGTCCGAGCCTCTTTGAGTTTTTCTTGGGCAAAAATAAGCCCATTTTTGACTAATTCCGTATCTGCATAGAGTTCCAGATATTTGTCAAAAAACGCTTTATCAACATCATATGTCAGCCCATAACCACCAATAATTGTTGATGAATTTATCCCGTTTAGCGTCACGCGATTCCCATCAATTTCAATCGTTAACCCGTGAGGCAATTTACACCCCACAATGACTGTCACCATTTAAACCCCCAACATTTGTGCAATAGCGTGTGGATAACGAATAATCGCACCCCACGTACCGGCTGATTTCTTTTGTTTAAAACTGGATGAGCTCACAACAACCGCGTGTGCCCGCATTTTTTCAGTAAATGAGGCATAAGCCGTTTTTTCACCATCAAGCGTATCAGCAATCAATTGAACCAGTTCCCCCGCTTCCGTACTGTATTCAACCGCCGTTTCAATCGTCAGATTCGGAAAATTCTTTTTCAATTGATCGGTAACATTAACGTTGTACTGGTTAGTTTTTGTCAGATTAACTTCCGCTGTTGGCGACATGCAAAGTTTCAATGGCTCTGTTCGTTCCACCAACCCTTCTGTTTGTTTTGTAAGCTGCTTAAATAGGCGTTGGGAAATATCGTCATAAATTGCCTGCCCGTCTTTGGTTTCCCACGTTGTACCATTGGATTTTCCGTTTGCAGCCGGTACCACCGGTGCGCTTAACCCCGGATCATTCAACAGTCCATAGTTTTTAAGCCCCGCAATACCATAGAAATAAGACTTGTTCATAAACTTGTTTAGGGTTAATGCGCTTGCGGTGTTAAGTTGCGCTGCTCGATTGATACGGGCCGTACCGTACATATCCAGCTCACGCTCCCCCCAAACAGTAAATGTTTGGAAATGATAGCTCTGGCGTTCCACCCAATTCACGTTAGCATCTGACATGCCGTTATTGCTGTGATCACCGTATGAGCTCACTTCACCCGTTGATTCTTCAACCGGGAACTGGGTTGTCAGCGTTGTCCAGTCACCTTTTTTATTTTCACCGATAATTTCAGCCGCTCTCATCGGCGTGACCAACACACGAACCAGCTCAGGATCGAGATAGTTAGTCAGATACGCAGGAACACCGGCATTACTCACAGTCACCATAGCTGGCTGTGCATCCATAGCTAACGTATAGTTACGAGCATATTGGGGATTTAAGTAATCGACGGCCTGTGGTACTACAATGCCGTATTCCCCTTCAATATATTGAAAATCTGTGTGTCGTTTCATTAGCTCCAGGTCCCCATTTTGACTAATTCACTCTCACCAGCAGCAGTACCGGCAACGAATTTAGTTTCGATAAAATCAGTGATAGTTTTTCCCGCTGCGGCGGCCTGCACCTCACCCGTTTTTAAGGATGCGTAAATCTTATCCCCAACTTTTGCGGGAGTGCTTGTTCGTACCGTAAAATCACCCGCAGTAAATAAAGTGACTTCACGTCCGGGTTGGATCAGCATGGATGCTTCTCCCAACCAAAGAGTGATAGACGCTTGTCCGTCACGCCCCACAAAACCAGACGGTGCACCCGCCCCCTTGTTCGAAACAACACCATCAATCACCCAGGCAAAACGCCCAACAGTTACTCCATCGTTACCCGCAATCAGCGTGCCGTCCCTTGCTAACAAAGTGGCGCTAGGGTTAGTACTGGCAAATGCTCCCTCAATGCCGGGGGCTGGATAGTGATTAATTTTGTTCGGAAAACCCATAGTTAAATCCTCACTAATTTAGATGCGGTGGGAAAACGTTTTTCAAAAGAATCTATAGCAGCAGAATCCATTGCTAGGTGGGCTTTAAGTTTTGCTGACTCTGCTATGCCGATCTGCATTTTCACTAAAGAGCGATAAGCGGACGGATGAACGCCGGTTGTATCAACACCCACCTCATCAAGCGCAACCTTGTAAATTTCGTCAGCAGAATCCATTGCTACTACATCACCGATGAGGGGTTTAACCTCAGCCTCAGCAATGCGAATAGCATTAATGCGATTCACTGTGTCTTTTTCTGCCTTTCGAGTAGCTGCACGAATAGCAGCATCCATTGCGGGCTTACTGACGCTATCCTCTTCCTTTGGTTCTGGTTTATTATCGGGATCATCGTCTTGCGCGGGAGTGCCTGAAATTAACGCCCGGATTTTTGCCAAGTCTTCCTCTGGCAATTTACCCGCAAGCAGTTCAAGTACTTGTGCACAGATATCATCGTCCTGCGCGGGTAACTCCGCAGGCTCCTGTGTCTCCGCATCATCAGCAACAGCTTCAATGATTGAGGCAAGCTCCGCTGAGTCGATTTCCATATCCTGAGCCAGAAGGGTACCGAATTTGTTTTTCGCCGCTTCCGCTATACTTTTCGCGCTACCACCCGCTTTCAGTAATGAGGCAATTTCTTTTGGTGCAGCATCTTGTGCTAATTTCGGCTGCAAGTATGCCCCCAGCGCCGCACGTACAGCGACAGCCACCATTTTTTTATTTAACTTCATGTGTTTTAACTCCAGAGGGAGGGAATCGCAGACAACAACATCTGCACCGACTCGCCCTTCTTCAACAAGAGCGACATGGTTCCCGACGATATCGCGCATAACGCCATCATGATGAATGCCGTCATACATGCCGGGGGTCATATCAGCGACGTAGTGATACGCCGCTGACAATTCTTTTTGTTCATCCGATTCAATACCCGCTATGGATTCAGCATCCCAAATTGCCAGGCTGTTTTTCAGGTATGTACCATCGAACATGGAATCTGATCCCGTTGTACCGACAATCAATTCTGTTGAAGGTTTGGCCGCCGTGACGGGAATGTGTTTTTTCAATAACGGCAGGTTATTGAAAGTTGCAACCCCTTTCTCTAATTCATCAGGGGCACGCAACAGTTTGTAGATACGATTAGGATCAAGCCTTAACCCTTGCCAGTTCGGGATTTCTCTTCCGTAATACGATGATACCGTCGCCTTAGAGATAGGACTTTCAGTAACATGCAAACGCCCATCTCTGTCGTATGAGCGTACAGAAGCCCGATCTAACGCCAGACCGTGATTCATAATATTTCTCGGATTAATTAATTGGTTAGTTTAGGAATGACGACCTGCCAACCACACCCGCAATTGATTTCTTCACCAGGCATGATCCATTTTCCGTCAATATAAAGCCCTTTTGATAAATCGAACTCTTTACCATCCGCTTTCAAGTGTGATTGACGAAATTTTTTTGCTGCATGACTGTGCCGCCAGATACCCGTTTTAAAACCCATTGAACGCTGCCGGACAGATTGCATAACAAAAGTCGCTTTGTTGTTCTGGTCACGAGCAATCAGGACTGCTCGGCGCTTAGTAATGTCGTAACGCTCTTGCAAGGCTTTTGTCAACGTTCCAAGATCACGCCCCCTTGCTACTGATTGCATCACTAGCGTTTCAACTTGGGATAAATATTGCCGTGGAATACTTTTAATCAACCCAACATTCTCACCAATGACCGTCTGTAGCGCGTTATTCATTTCTGTCGTCATCGTGAACGGTATCGAAATATGTGCCGCATCTAACGCATGATTTAACGAGGCATCCATGTTGTCCATTGATAAAGCCGCGAATTTTTTCGCCAGCTTGTCAGCTAAAGCATCAAACTGCTTTAACCAACGCCGGGTTAATTTTCGCATTGCTGAACGCATCAACATCTCCGGGCTAACATCCATTGCCATTGCTGCACCGCTGTTCTTATAGTTGGCGGATACCCAGTAAATCACCGAGTTATTCATCTCATCCACCAGCTTATATAACTGCTTGCTGTACCACACCCGAACACCGGCATTAGGTTTAATTTGTCGGAGTGTTTGAAGGGGATCAGATGATGTTTTCCGTGTTGCCCTCTTCTTCGATGTCGTCTTCTTTGTCGATTTCATCATTGATTTCCAGAGAGTGATACGGGCTGTTTTCATCGTTGGCTAGACGTTCGCGAGCTTCATCTGTGCTAATCACATTTGCAGCAATTAATACTGAATCAGTATCTGCATCGGTCTTACGTATGCTGGCTTTTTGTTCATCATTCATTTGATACAGCGGTTCGAATGTAAAGCTAATATCAGGATCAATTTCGCCAAATTCGGATAATTGAATAATATCAATCATTCGTGCCAATCCATCTTTCACTAACATTTGCAAGGTAGCAATGAAGTCATAGAAAACACGGATTTCCCCATCAGATGACGCATTTAGCCCGCTTGGTGTGATACCTGTAAAAATCACTAACGGTATGCTACTGACTGAACTCATATGTTCCTGAGACTGGGCTTGCAGTGAATCAAGGCCACTTAGCGGTGTATTGAACTGGAAAAACTCCTCTTCGTTATCCAGCATCATTACCCCTCGGTTATCACGCATCTTGTTAAACAATTCTGCACGATAAATTAACTGATCGGGATTCTTCGTCTGTCCTTGCAACGTCGATTGAAGATTGGTTTTAAATCCAGACACAGAGAATGAATGGATCAAATCAGATACGCTATCACGTGTCCTATACCAGTTTTGTACATAAGACTCTGCAATCTGAGTCAGTGATAAGCCGCCGAAATTATACGCAGGTTTAAACATATCGGTTAATGGCCGGGTGATAAATGTAATCAAACGACTGTCATGTACAGTTTTTGCCATCACATACCAACTTGACGGCTTATAGAAATCATTGCTCAACGGGTTGCTAGCGTTATAAATCCCCGGATATGTCCATATTGGCTCAATGACGTTAAAGCCAATAAGACTCCCCTTTGTGATTTTTTTGGGTGACAGAAATAATCTAGACTCAAGTTCAACCGGATCGGTTGCAGCAAGCACGCCTCTTGACGTGCGAACATCAATGTAAATCTGACCTCGCCCAAAAAAACCATCATGTTCAATGGCTTTTTTTAACCGTTCACGAACGTGGAATTTTTCAATAGCCTCATTAAGCGCTTTGATTTTATCTGATTTGTCATTATCCCCCACTGACGTTAGCTTTATCCACTTACGAGTCATCTCCCCTGCAATAGTGCCGACCATTTTCCGATATTCGGGTAATTGTGACAGTTGGGCCAGATAAGGATAACCGGGGAAACCCACATCTCCCGATATACCACCTGTACCCGTCATATATTCATAAGGTGTAGAATCCATTGCCATTAATGCGGATAACTGTTCAGTAGGAACAACACCGGGAGGGGGCCTGTATGGTTCAACAGGCCGAGCTACTTTTCTCTCTGTTATCGATCCGACAGTATCCGGATGTATGTTCATTGGCTGAGGTGATGCTTGATCAATATCCTGTTCAACTGGCAAAACCTCCGCTTTCTTTTTATGTCTGAATTTGAAAAACATTAAATTCGCCCCAACAGATTTTTAGATATACGAAGTGGGTTGTTTTTGCCTGTGATATAACCATCCAGCGAATAACGTACCGCATCCCATAAATGGTTATGTTTGTCGAGCACCACCGGCAGGATTTCACCGGTCAGTCGGTCAGTCTTGTATGAATAGAGTCTTGCCTCATCAATCATGTGCTTACAGCGTTCATGAATAATGATTTCTTCAAAGCCTTTAAGATAAGTGATCCCGTCCTCGACACTTCCGGGCCATTTTGTGGCACCATCGATAACGAACCCCTGGCGTGATAAGTAACTGATAGTTTCCGGTCGGCTACTGTCCCCATGAATGGGCCATTTACGAGAAAGCGGCACCGAATCATAGAACTGGGGCATTTCATCTAATTCAACGCCTACCCCATAGGCTTCATATTCGATATATAGTTTGGTACCAATAATGAAGCAGCGAACCAGTGTGGACGGGTCATTAGCGAAACCAAAGTCAGCTCCATAGAAAAGCCGGTCGGCTTCTAGCCATAGCTCATCAGAAAATGCTTCAACCCGGTATTTTCCAGAGAAAATAACCGCTTCACTGAGTGCTTTTGGTAATCCAAGCCAAATATGCTCATACGCTTCATAGTCGATGCGTTTGCAATATTCCATTTCCTGCCGGAGTACATCAGGAAAAAAGGCATTATCACAATAGTTAACTTTTCGAATAATAACGCCGCCGTCAGGGGGATCTTCATGATGCCGGGTCATCAGTTTGTATGTCGGGTCCTCTTCCTCGCGAGGGTTGAAAGAAACCCAGACTTTGGATTTATTAGCACGTACAGTTGGCCCAAGAATATCCCAACTATCTTGCAAAACGGTCTGAGCCTCTTCAACCCAACAGATCTTAATGCCATGCATCGACTTGATGCTTTGAATATTGTTGCGAAGACCTTTAAACGTGAAACGAGTGCCGTTCCAACCTTCAATCTCGTTGTTTTTGACCTTATAGAAGTGGGACAGTCCAAGATCAATGATTTGTGCCTCAAGCAGGGCAAGAACAGAATCATTGATTGAGTTCTGGAATTCACGGGCACAAAGAATCGTCATTGGTTCTATAGCACCCAACAATACCAGCGCACGAGCAATCTCTACCGATTTACCGCCACCACGCCCGCCATATGTCCAACGCCAGCGAACAGAACCCAATGCTCGGTCATATAAAACCTCTGTCGCCCAGTCACTACTAAAGGCGTACAGAACACCATCTATGATGACTGGGCTACCTGTTTTCCCTCGCGCAATTTCTCCATGTGAGAAGCCCAGACATCAGCAGGACAATTGGCGGGAGTGACAATACAGACTTTGCCATAACTCAGGCCAGCGAGATCAACATTGACCTCAGTTTTATTGCTGCTCATGTCGATACCGGTAAGTTGCGCAGCGTTCTTAATGTTCGGCGCAACCTGTCCGAACTTCTTATCTGCTAACGCTTCCTTCCCAGCACGAAACGACAATTCAGCCAGGTGTCCAGCATTGAATGAAACAAGCAACGCCGCTTCGTTTCTCAGTTCTCGAATGCGGGCTTTTATTTCCGGTCTGCGTATCAATATGGATGATTGAGAATCAGCACGGGCTGGAGAGTAACCCGCACAAATTGCCGCCTCTTTCATCGGCATACCCGCCGCTATGTTTTGAGCAAACTGTTCGTATTGCGGCTTTAGAATCCCTGCGGTTCCTTGCGAACTCTCTGCGAACTTTTCAGACTCCAAGATATTACTGGTGTTACTTGCTACCTGACTTTCCGCTTGGTTCGCATCAGGTTCGCACTGCGTACTTTCAACAATAGTGCGAACCCATTCCTCAGTCTTTGCCCTCTTGCGGATTGCGGCATCACTAATACCGTACTTTTTGGCAATCTCTCTGATTGAGAGAAAGCCGGAACGGTAATCACGCTCTATTCCCTCCCAGTCAGTATTTTTTGCCATTTCATTTCCTTTAGACATAAAAAAGGCCGCCTAAGCAACCGGGTTGAATTTATTTAGCTATTGGCGGGTTGATAACACTAATTCATTCATTAAACACAAATCGTTTTGAGGAAAGACTATCCAAGGCATCAATGACATCATCTTGTTTGGCATTCCCTTTTATATAATTATCAACAAGTGCAATAACATTTTCCCATTCCTTGACCACTTCAGTTCCATCAAAAAAATGCTCACAGTAAATCCAACACCCATGCGCATTGGTCATCGACCTTGTTAAAACTTCAAACTGGTTTGATAGTTCTATAGCATCTAAGTGTTTACTTCTTTCGGCTTCACCTGCGGTTAATATTTTCTTCCCAAAACTTGCTTTAGACATATCAAACCAATCAGGCATATATATGATGCTGTCTCTCACTTGTATAAGTGCTTTTTTAAAATCCATTTTCACCTTTACTTTTTCCTGCTTTTTCCACGTAGTTAACGCTTTCTTAGCGTAAATAACTGCACAGAGCGTTATCAAACCAGAGAACCACGTCCCTAGCATCGCACAAAAAGCCCACCTGGCCGAATTCTGCGCTGCAATCATTGCCTCATAAGAAATAAGATCTGTATCCATATTCACCTCATCATATAAATGAGATGATTATCTAATTTACTGTTAACTCTATCAACGCCTCTCGTAAATGGCGTTTATAAAGTTAAATGATTTGTCCTAAGGAAACTATGTCATGGTTAATACAAACAGACTGCGATAACCTGCGCCGAATTGTTTCCGAATTGGAAATAGTTAGATTCAGAGTTTTCTGCTAAAAAGTCGATATCTGTCCGCTGGACGCTCATAGCTAAATCACTACTATCGAGCACTCTGTCAGTAGAATGCTCTGAATTAGTTACTGTTCTTCATTGGTTAGCAACTATAGAGGAAATCCCTATTGTTGATTCAAGTCATTGATTTCAAGGAGCTCTATAACATGCAGATATAAAAACCACCAGCGTTAACTGATGGCTATTTGGAATCCTTCAATGGCAGAATCATTAAATTCTGTTAGTGCTAGCTACTACATTTAAGCTTAACACTCAAAAATGTATAATCATCAATAATATCTTTTTCAATCCGGCGCCTTAAGCTTGCGGAAAATGCCGATGGTAACGACATTGTCCTTTCTGAAAATTGAGGTCTTAACTCCCAATGCCTATATGCCCCATCTGACATCAAGGATAAAATTACATTATCACCATCACTTATTTCATTAATGTCTTTAACTATCACATCAAAATTTAGTGTAATATCATTAGATAAGGCTGATGTAAGAATAGTAGAAAGTCTTTCTTTGTGGTTTCTTAGGTTTCTCATACTATGCTCCCCAGAGTCTAAAAGCTCTTGGTACTTAGTATGGTCTTTAGTTAATTGAACTAATTTATTTTTATTTTTAAAGTAAAGTCGGCAGTCGCCTACATGCCCTATATAAACCTTTAAATCAACTATATGGACGATTGTTAACGTGGTAGCGACACTAAAATCAAACTCATCTATCGCTTGCTTAGCCCATGAAAATGCTTTCTCGATGCTAAAATCTGGCTCTATCAACGCTTTTTGAATTGCTTGTATTGCGCATTTTGACGCTAAATCAGCTTGCTCAGTTGAACCCACTCCATCTGCTACTGCAAAGACGATATTTGAATCACTATCGATAGTTGGAGGTAAGAAATAATCTTCATTTACAACTTTACCGTTTGCAGCATCGCTAAAGCAGGACATGTCAACTATTCTATTCATGGCGTTACCTCCATAGCTTTGCAAAAATCAATTAATAATTCATCTGCGTCAGCATATCTATCTTCAGGCCAATGCGCCCTGCATTTTGAGATGATTTTTTTTAATTTATGAGTGAGGTTTTTTGAATATATGTCACTAATGACACGACCTATAGCATAAATATCAGATTGCTTAGAAAACAGCCCGCTCTCTGCTATTTCAGGAGCCCTGTAACCATCAGTTCCCATTCCATTTGGTTGAAATTTTGTTTTTACCTCAGCTCTGACATGATTTAAGTCTTTCACTAGTCCAAAGTCGCTGATTTTGTATCTTCCATCGCTGTATTTCAGAATGTTGGCTGGCTTCAGATCACGATGAACATAATTATTGTCGTGTATAGTTTTAACGCCCTTAATTATCTGCCGCACCGCCATAATTTTTTCGTCCGCAGACATTCCACCTTCCATAGCTTCCATAGCTTCCATAGCTTCCATAGCTTCCAATAAATTGGCTTCAGCCTTCTCCATGATGAAATAAGGCTTATCTCCTACTGTACTAAAAAGCACTATAGGAGCTATAGAGTCGTAATTAATTGAATTTAATATATATTGTGTTTTAATTTCAACCAAAAATCGTTCTCTTAAATCAGCAATTTCCTTTATGGCTGTTTTATTATTTTCAGGTGAAGGTGAAAAATATTTTCGTGCATACTTTCGCGAATGAGTCTTCCTTAAATTGTACACATTAACTTCATACACTTCACCGAAACCACCACGCCCGAGACTCTTTAGATCCTCAATAAAATAATTACCACATCGATCCACACTAAGTCCTCTGATAAGAAGCTACGGAATTATAAGAGTCGTTCTCATCCTGAACTATAACTAATCAGGAAAAATAATATTTACAAATTCTGACCTTATCATACTAGCCTTAATGGATGTAGAAAATAATTAATTGATTTTTCAATATTTCATTTCGTCACCTTAAACATTCAGTCTTCACATAACCCTGCAAATAGCTTAATTTTGCCCGGTCGTTGATGATGCTTTCCCGGATATCGAGAACAGTTGATCCAGCCTCTCCAGTGAGTTCGACGGCGGTTGCATCGCCCAAGCTGCCGGAAGCAATGGTTGCAGACACGGGACAGGTGGCCGCGATGCGCAACCGACGACGACCGGCAGCAACATCATCACGCAGAGCATCATTTTCAGATTTAGCATTAGCAAGTTCCTTCATATGTTTCACATCCAACTCGTTCAACATCGTGATGTGAGAGTTCTGATAGTCGATAGTGTCTATGAATTGCTGAATGTCTTCTTGCTGCTGCTTTGTAACACGTTGCTCTTTCTGTAACTCGGAGTGATAACAATACGCTGTCAATGAAATAAGGAGCAACGCTAGTATAGTGTAGTAATGAAAGCTAAATTTCATAGCAACAACACCCCAGAAACCAGCTCCATCCATCTCTACCTATCAAAGCAAGAAAGAAGCCAAACAGAAACAATATCCTGGCCAACGAATGTCTATTCATCCAGCCCCCAGCAAGTTAATTCCGATTCCTGGGCACGTCGCTCAACTTGACCATAACAGCCGTTTGCCTGCCCTTTGGTCTGTCGACAGTCTCGACCATTATCAAATACCCAACGTTTTATCTCAGCACAAGCGCCTTTCTTATCTCCAGCATTCAGCTTTCTATAGAATGTGGAAGAGAAGCATTTCGATGGGCCAATGTTATATGGGCAAAAGCTGGCAATACCTGCTATCTGAGGTTCAGTTAATGGCACCCGCACATTGCGTTTTACCCATGCAATAGCCTGCTTTGCTTCTTGTGCATTGAGGTCACGGCACTGATTCGGCATTAACCTCATCCCCTGACGAGCGGGAGTTCCATCAATCCGAGTAACACCTCGGCAGATTGTCCAGACTCCCCCCGCATCTTGATACGCTGATAGCCGGTTACCCTCTTTCTCGTCCAAGAACTGAGACAATATCGCCGTGGCACCTGCACCAGAAAGAACCAGACCGATAACCGCAGCACTTAACTTACTGGTCTTTGTCATTGCGGCTAAGCTCCCGATGCTTGTAGTACCAGTTGACCCCAAAGGTGCCAACAGTGCAGATAATGCCAATAATGATGGCCCAGTCGTTCAGCGACAGAGCACCAAGCATTGCTGTAAATGTGCCCCAAGTGTATGCAGTGGGGCTGGTGTATTTGTCCATACGCATAATTCCATCCCACTGATGGAGTGATCATTTAGTTAATTTAATTACTTGGGCTGATTTGCCCTGTATTGATTTAAAAGACTCAATAAGCATCAGACTTCACTGCATTAAGAGAAGAACGTATACTTGCAACAAATTTGAATTACCTGACATACACATTTTTATGAGCTTAATTTACATACGACTATATATTAATAAAATTGTTGTTCGCAACGTCAGCACTGGTAAAGAAGTCTCTGGTACCCCCGACACTCCCTTTACCACATCTCGTTTATTACTAGGGCAAATGATACCTGCAATGTTTTTGCTTAAAAAATTAATAAAGAAAGTGAGAAAAAATACTTGGTATAACTTTTTTTTGTCAAACCATCATGTGATTATTCAGCCGATGGAAATGAATGAAGGTGGACACAGCCAAGTTGAATTTAGAGCTTATATAGATCTCGCTAAGAGCATTACTTCAAGTCAAAAAGTTAATCTCTGTTCACCGAGATCACAACCACTTTCTGACAATGAAATCCGTCAAATACTATCCAGCAATTCACTATTTCGCCATAATAACTAATGAGAGAAACTCAAATAACCCCTCACCGCAGCGAGGTAGTTATTCATATCATCGCCCCAATTTCCCGCTTAGTTTGGTTAAAGTACTCTTCTTCCAGTTCTACACCCAAGACCCTACGATTCAGCTTCAGTGCCGCTTTTAGTGTTGAGCCCGATCCCATAAAGAAGTCCGCCACCAAATCCCCTTCCCGACTACTGGATCGGATAATATGCGCCATCAAGTCTGCCGGCTTTTCGCAAGGATGTTTACCTGGGTAATACTGAACAGGTGGAAAAGACCAGACATCAGTATAAGGCACATCTACCGTCACCGAGAACGGACGGCGCAGCAGCCCATATTCCAGACTCAATTCCTCATATTGGCGTGACAAAGTAAGATGAGATTCTACTAACTCATGATATGGCCTGTTTAATTCTCCGTTCTGGTGTTTTTCTCTGGCTATTCGAGCGAACAATATCCGCAGTTTTTGGTAATCCACTTCATTGGGTAATTGCCACTGGCTATCACTGAACCAGTGACTGGCCATCTGTTTTCCTGTGGCAGCGTTAATTTCTTTTGCTGTGACACCCAACACCTTTCGTGCATTGCGAAAGTAGTCCACAAGCGGTTTAAAGACATATTGCTTAAGTTCGCGGCATTTGTGGAAATACCCATCACCTTTAGGTTGATAAGGCCCCTGATAATGTTCAGCAAATATGATCCGTTCAGTAGAAGGGAAATAAGCCCTTAAACTTTCTTTATTCTGCCTGCGCCACGGACCAGAAGGTTTTGCCCAGATAATGTGGTTAAGCACATTGAACCGTTCACGAACAAGGATTTCCGTATCAGACGCCAAACGCGAACCACAAAATATATACAAACTGCCGTTGGGTTTCAGCACACGCCAGAATTCAGTCAGTACTTCATCCAGCCACGCAAGATAAGCCGTTACATCCTCCCATTGTCTGTCCCAACCACACTCTTTTACCCGAAAATAGGGGGGATCGGTGGCGATTAAGTCTATGCAGTTGTCTGGTAACGTTTTGATAAATCGTAGAGAGTCGTCATTAATTAATGTGATACCACTTAAATTCACAATATTTTCCATAATCGATACTAGCTTACTCTCTGGTTAGCACAGAACAGGCGAATGGCTGGTGTCGTCAACTCCACCAGCCATCCATTTCACCGCTTAAGAAGTCACCCCATCAAAGGCAACGCTTGAAAAAGGTGTCGTTGTCCCGGCTTTCCATCAAGCCAGCCAGACAAAATTGAGTTAAAAGTAATTGGCAACGCGGTGTTGATAACCCCGTCAGAGTTGAAACATCGGGAATAGAAACCCAGTCATACATTGGTACTGTTTCTAAAACACATGAGGCTGTTGTTGTCATATCTTCATGTTTTAGCATGATAATTTAAACCTTTGGTCAGTTATTGTGCATAGACACACATGTAACTCTGACCAATGACAACAGCAAGTCTTATCTGAATTTCAGGCAATAAAAAACCCCGCACTGGGCGAGGCTATCAGTCACGAATACTACTATCACAACATATACTGAAATAGTGGCTCATAAGTTCAAAGATGTCAACACGTTCGTGACAAAAGTCTTGATTTTCTTTCCTGTTCCCGTCTTATAAAGGCATCTTGCAATGGTTGATAAATCAAATATTCCGTTGCTCTTAATATTTCCTCAACCTCACGCCGACAAGTTGACATTGATGGCTTTCGCTTACGCAACATACCATTTCTGCGGATCATAATTCTTGGCTGAACCGTTGCATGATAATGTTTGGCAATTGCTCTATCAGATACACAATAAACATATCGACTAAGCAACATCCCAAATGCAACCCGATCAATGTGGTAAATATGGTCTACTACCCTAGCGATTAACATTCCGTCATCATCATTGCATATCGGACGTTCTGGATAACCTCTCAGCTCTACCGTCGCCATAAGCTCAGCAATCATACTGCTCTGACGTTTATCAAGCCTGCCAGAATACACCCATGCACCGAACTTGGATAACCAGTCCTGCAACCAAATTTCTTGTGCCTGAGTCAATTGCAGCCCATCCGTTGAAAATATCACACCCGACATAACCGTACCTCTTCAACTTCCCTTTTAACTTGGGGCAATAGTTCCGTTGCCATACTGTGGATTGCTTGCCATGTCTTCGGTGCCGCATGAAAGCCCGTGGGATGCAAACGCTCGATGATAGCGAGGATGCAGCAGAATGGAGAAATGAGCAGCCCTTTGGGCCATATCTTGTACCGCTCTCACATGATGAATTTCCGCAAGTATTACTCCCAACCCCATATTCCGACAACAGATACATCCCAGTAATGTCACATTAGAAAGCCACTGTTTTTCACTTTTAGCCATTGGCTCTGCCTCTCATTACATAAAATCGGACAACTGAGAAGCTGCATGTTCAGCGGCGTTTCGGGTCGGGAAATTGCGATACAAAATAAAGTTCCAAAGCACGTTTAATGTATCTTTATAAAGCTCCTGAAATTCCATCTCTTCCATTTTGGCGAAACTGACTGAACGAGGTTCACGGTACAGACTGCCGTTGGGCATTTCGTAAATGTCATAGTGCCCTGATTCCACTGTTGCCCAGCGCCGAAAGGCATCAAAGGATTTGGTGGCAGTAATATTCTGGGCTCGGTTTTTAGATATGCCAGCAAGATATTCATCCGCAGCGGATTGTAAGACATCTTCACTGCCCGCGAAGTGTGCAAGAAATTGTACGTAGCCACGCACAAGCGCTTTCTCTTCCGGGGAAATGGTACCCCCAGCAGGTTCCCAGTATTCATAGCCGAGATTCAGAAGGGCAAAATATTTACGATGGAAACGTGGGTTACGTGCTTTCTTAAAATCCGCATAGAGCACATCGCCCCACTTCACTTTGGAGTGCAGGTATTCCCTGGCTGCGGGAGTCGCAGGTCTCAGGGTGTCATTCGAAATTTTGATAAAACTATGCTGCGTCATTACTTATCCTCAAAGTTATGACACAGCAGCTTTTGTTTAGGTTATCAGATGTTCAGGCCGATACGAACAGAATAACAGGTGTTAGTATTAATTCCCAATTTTACTTTCTATTAAATAAATTGACGACGTTTGTATCTTGTTGTGTAGTAGATATATTAATACTATTCTTCAATTGTATTCTGGATTGGAAATCAAGTACCTGTGATTCTGACAAGAATCCCTTAGGAACTGAACATAAATCCTCTAAATCTCCTTTTGGGAAACCAAATTCCTCAAGAAGTGTTTTTTTACTAAAAGTTCTAGAATCCAATAATAGATTTAAGCACCTAGGTAACAAACGAACCGACTCTGGTTTTCTAAGATCATCAAGCGGCTCTCCTTTTCGCCAACCTCTAGCAGAAATATTTTTATATAACCTCTGATATTCCAGAGAAGATATTAATTCTAAATTTCTCGCTCTAAGGATCATAGATTGTGCCGACATCCCCCAGCGATTTTTTAGAGATATGAAATTCTGCAATGTAGGATATGGAGGAAGCTCTACAGAAAATGACTCTTCCGGCAGCATGAAACTCGACGCAAACTTATGTGCTTGCTCTTCTATTGGATTAAAATTGATATTATCAAATTTATTTATATATCGATGTAAGACTATATGACCTAATTCATGAGCAGCATCAAATCGACTACGATAATAGTTATCTTTATCACTAGCTAAAACCACATACGGTCTATTCTCTAAATCATTCCATTGAGAATAGCCATCCATTACAGAACTACCTTGTTCAAATCTGGAACAGACTATCCCCGCATTCTCCATTACCAGTAATAGATCATCTATCGGTGCAATACCTAATCCCCAAACTTTCCTACACTCAAAAGCCATTCTTTCAATCAATTGATCATCTATCGCTCTGTAATCCTTTACGTTAAGATGAGGAATGTTAACCTCTGGATAATCAAGATATTCTTGCATCTTACATGATAACTCTTGAAACCACCCCATGTATCGCTCTGAGGCGATACATAAGTCTTTTGCCGTGGTTGAAAGTGTTCGGAAGAATACTGGTTTTTTTTCGTACTTAACAATAGGCTTTGTGAACCAACTTACCGGGCAATTAAGAATCTGACTTAAGCTATGCAATACTTCTGCATCGGGGGAATGATTACCGTTTTCCCATTTGGTAATAGTTGATGGCGAACGATCTACTAACCTACCAAGGTTAATTTTCGATAACCCCCTCGCTTCTCTTATCTGTGTCAACCTTTCAGATTGGAAACCAGAAATTCCCACTCTCATAATGTCTCACCTATTCTATTTTTCCTGATCCTTCAGGCGCTTCTTGAGCTTAGGTAAAACCATATCAGGAATGACTATCTTCTTCTCTCCAGTATAGAGGGCTAAAAGCTCCGTTACAGATTTATTATAGTGAAAACCTTTCATATTGGTAAAAGGAACCACAATCCTTAAATCCATCATGCTGGCCTGAGATTCATGATATGGTGGATTAATATTTATTAACAACACACCTAACGTATCAATGTCATTATGATGTTTACTATCTTCTTCTCTAAAAAGATCTGGAGTATAGCCTTCAAATTTTTCATTCAATTGGGCTATCAATGAACGATGTTTAGCACCTCTTATATGGCGCTCATCGTGATTTAACCCAATACGGCTAATTTTAACACCTTCTGAATCGATAATAATGTAATGCTCCCCTTTCGGGGATGTATCAGCATCGTAACAAAGATAACCAGAGCGACTTGCGGCCTCCCTCAATGCTGAATTAAGGCCATAGTGCCTAGCCTGAGGCCTAAATCTACGTTGCTCCGGTTCACCAAGTTTTAATATATTGCCTACAGTTACTTCCTGTGCTGCAGCATACTTAGCATATAATGCATCTTGTACGTTAAGCCAAAAATCACGCCTGAAAGCGTTTATTATCAAATCGGTAATATCACTTTGTGTGTCGTTAATGCTAATTTAGATACCCTGATTGCGTTAAGCAGATTTTATGGTATTTTTTTTTCGTTTTGAACGCAAGCAATATACTTGATATGTAATTTGTACGTTACAAATACAACTTCAACTCTTATACCATCCCAGTGTGTTCCATCAGGCCACTTCACTAGAAAAACAATATTCAGCTACAGAAAGGCTTTCTCCCGCCTTCGAAGAGTACAATTGCGCTTCAGCATCTCCAGCTCCTAGTTATCCACCAGCAATTTTGGTAAAGCCAGCATCCTGCTGGCGTTTACGTTGAATCGACTAGCTTTTAAGTCTAAATTTGTAAGATAACGATGCTTTCAGCACTGCACCCAAAACGGGATAATTCATAACTACCCAAATTATCTAATAAAATCAGTTTACTGTTTATGGTCATTTTGATCTGCCTCTTTTGGTCTTTAGTTAAAATGCTTTGTCTGCGTATCGGCGCTCTTTTTGTTTAGCCTGTTGCTGTGTACGACATATTTCAGCAGCAACAATTTGATCAGTTGGTAAGTAATGCCCGTTTTTAAATTCCTGGAATATCGTTCCGGTTTCACCGTGACGATTCTTATCCAAAATAATCTCGGCATAATTTCTGGCTGGACTTAGTGGGTTATAAACAACATCACGATAAGTAAAAATAATTCGATCTGCATCTTGCTCTAGGCTACCTGAGTCTCGTAAATCCGCTGATACAACAAACGCAACTATACATATATCTATTATCGGTGGCAAAAGGCGAGTTGAATATTACCCAACGACAGGAATGGTTTATTCAAATGCTGTCAAGGAATTATATCCAAAAGTCAAAATGCCAAAAGCCGGGATTAAGGCAGCAATAAGATTGGCAAAAAAAGCAATTTATTAAAGAGGCAAGACCAATGTTCACATATATCTGTGTCTTTGAGCCGACAAAAAAAGCTCAAAAAAATGGAGCCGTACCACTTGCAATTGCACTCGAAGCCAATTCCGAAAAAATGGCTAAAGCTATGGCCATTGTTTACCTTGGGGAAGAGTACGCGGACGATATGAGCAACTTCAACACATCAAAACCGATTATTTGTAAAGATATACAAGGCTTCCCTCGCCCACCAATTGGTAAATTTGATGAAAAATTTGCTACTGAATACGAGTTCAACGGCACCACATGGCAGGCTAGAACGCTCGAACCAAAGAAAAACCCATCTATTACTACACGTGATTTTAATCACACTTACGCCACGTTAGATCTGGAAATTGCACTGGCATTACTAGACGGTGACTTTCATTGCTGGGCGATTATGTCACACAGTATGAAAGAAGCTAAGCAACTGATAACAAATAACAATGAAGCATGGCGGCAGTGGTCTACCGCATTTCGTATCAGAACCGACGCTCTGTCCATTCCACGGGAAACGCTTTTCAGAGTCGTACGTGAAGGTAAACACCACCCTGAATTTCTGACCGATGCCGTCGCTATTAAGGAATTCTTAAACTGTACTTTAAGTGATACCGACATACCCGTTGAATTACCAGAAGAGAAACCCAAGGTTTCCAATTATTCGGTGTCAACATCAGAAGCCTCAATAACAGATGTCACTCCAGATGAAGTTGAAACCCAACAAGCAGCGCTACAGGTTAAGGAGAAAAAAAGCGAAGCCAAGTCTCTCAAGACCAGAAAAACCAAGCAAACCAAAGAGGACAAAGCAGTAGAAGAGACTGCACAAGACAACACTACGGCGGATGATGAAGTCACCTCATTGCCTCCTGTCGCCACCCTGAGCACCAATGATGATAACTTCCAACATCGGGCCAATTTGCTGGAAGAAACGATCAAGGCACAAGGCAATGAACAGCAAACTAATCTCCGTATCTGGAAGGCTGTCCAACGTACCGATCCCCACTTTACAAAACCATTGGAGGGAATGGGGTTCAATGGTACAAGCATAAACAGTAACTATATGTTTATGCGGGCAACAGAACTATTCGGACCATTCGGTTATGGATGGGGCTGTAATGTCACAGAAGAAAAACTGATCAATGGTGCACCCATGTCAGAACCTATCTATGACGACAAAAATAAACAAATTGGGAGCCGATTCTTACGTGATTCTGACGGCACATTAATATGTGAACAAAATCACTCTATCAAAATTCTCTTTTGGTATCTGGTTGAATGTGACATTTGTGCTGAAATTGAAAGTTATGGTGCGACACCATACATGTACAGAACCAAATATGGAATTAAAACAGATGGAGAGGCCATCAAGAAATCACTCACCGATGCTATAAAGAAAGCGTTATCGATGCTTGGATTTTCTGCTGATGTATTTATGGGTATGCATGACAACCCTGAATATCTGGCTGACAATAATATTGAATTTGAAATCAAGGCCGCCAGTGATAAGGCCGAGGATCTAGTCAGATTACGCAAGGAACTAGACGATAAGTTCACCCGTAATACAGAAACTATGCGCACCGCTGTCAGCAAAAATGAAATTCGCGGCATAGCATCTACCCTTATCCGTGAATTAAGCATTCATTTAGGCAATTCCAAGGCCAAAGGAGACAAGGATTATGAAAAGTACTTATCTGGTCGTCTGCGTCGCTTGAATGAAATAGAGAAAGAATGTTTAACCCAATTAGAAGAGGCAAACCAATGACCACAACCGCAATTGCATTAGCAGCAGATTATGAAAAATTACAACAGTTGGTAGAAACCGGCGAGTTCTCGCCAGAAGATATCGCCGATACACTTGAAAGTATCGAATGTACTATCGGTGATAAACTTGACGCTATCATGATCCATGTTCGCAATATAGAAGGCCAAGCCAAGATTCTTGCGGATGAGTCTAAGCGACTCACTGACCGTAAAAAATCATTCGAAAGGCAAGTAAAAAACCTAAAAAAGTATGCGCTGGACTGTTTACTGAAAGCCGGCATGGATTCACTACGAACTACCAGAAACACGTTCACAGCCAGAAAAGGTATTATGAATGTCATCATTGATGATGAGTCAAAATTACCTGATGAGTTAGTTGATGTGCAGACAATTACCGCCCCGGACAAAAAAGCCATCAAAGAAGCTATTGAAAACGGTATCAATGTACCGGGAGCTCATATTGAAATCGGCCAGAGAAGCCTGCAAGTACGTTAATATTCATTACATCCCACAAATACTGGGGCAATAAATAATATGGAGTGATTTATGGCTGCACGATTAGAAATCATTATCTCATTTGATGAAAACCTAAATAAATACCAAGTAGAATGGATAACAGGAGAAAGTCAAGATATTACAGATGAAGAAAAGAAAATCATTGCTCAATTAAAAAATAAATTACTGGCCTCAATGGAAAATGAATTAACTGGAAATAACCAATATTACCTCCATTACCTCCATTACCTCCATTACCTCCATTACCTCCATTACCTCCATTACCTCCATTACCTCCATTACCTCCATTACCTCCATTACCTCCATTACCTCCATTACCTCCATTACCTCCATTAGATATTTAACATTACCTTAAATTAACACAAGGGAATAATATCAAAAAATAAATCCGACAAGCATGTGGAATTTACGTTTGTATTTCTCGGCATGTGTCTATTAGATGAAAAACATGCAGCAGAATACGAAATTGAAGGTAAATTAAAAGAGACCGACCAATGTTAAGACATTCACACAGTAAAAATGAAATTGTTAAATTAACGCTACCTGATGGTCGCAATGGAATCATTATTATCAATAGAAGTTGTAATGTACTCTACGATTTCCCGTTTGACGTTAAAATAGTTCCAGTATCCAATTCTCAAGCTATCGAGAAAATGAGGGACCGAAAATGATATACGGTCTGTTTCTACTTGTATGTTCTTCGATAAACTGCCAATACATTCCTTACGGCCATATTTACCAGGATGAAAAAAATTGCATAGCAGATATGGGGATGCAAGGCCCTGGAATTTTTGAGTGTTTACCCATTGAGGCCATAATTCACACTCAAAACTGATTAAGCTTAATCAGAAATCAGGTAACACAATGAATAGCATGATGGTAAATCCATTGACCGGAGAACCATCATGCAACCCTGGCAACCAGGACAACAGTTATTAACCAACTTCGATATCAAATTGGGAAGATTAGCAGCCAGTGTCAAAAATACATCTTGCAATCAAGGTGATATTACCCGTGTTTGTGCTGCCGTTGATCTGATCATTATATCAATGATGAGGCAAAACCATGTGAGGTAAATAAATGGTAAATATTGAATGTGTTCCCATATCCACTTATTGCTATGCAACAGGGGAAACAGTTGACGCAATTAATAAACGCATTCAGCGCGGTGTTTGGCTTGATGGCGTACATGTACTGAAAGTTGAAGGTGTTAAGGAACGCTGGATTGATTTAAATGAGGTAGCTAAGTGGGCCAGGAAAAACAGCGTAGTAAATTGCCCAGAGGAATTACAGTAAGGAAACATCGTTCTGGTGAAACTATAAATATCTCTTTTACATATAAGGGGGTTAAATGCCGAGAACCCCTCTCAAATCTGGAAGTGACGCCCAAAAATATTAAATATGCCGAGCGTAAACTCGGCGAAATATACAATAAAATTGAACGGGATATTTTTATTTATGCTGAATTTTTCCCTAATTCATCACGTCTAAAAATATTCGGAAATGTCAATAAAGGTAGAACAATAAAAGATTATTTAGATGAATATTTAAAAATCTGTGAAACCAGAAATTTATCACCATCCACAATTAATGGATATAAAAAATGTAAAACTGCTCTATCTGAATTACATAAAATTCCCGTTGTAGAGTTAACACCAGCAATATTAAAAACTTGGATTCAAAAACGATCAACTGCTCTGAAAACAATCAGGAACAATCTGTCATTTTTACGAAGCGCCATAGATGAAGCAGTTACTGATTGCCTGATTAGTATGAATCCTGTGAATTTAGTCACAGCATCACGGTATCAAACTGAACGAATAGAAAATGATAGCGAATATATTGTTGACCCCCTATCTCCTAACGAGGTTACTGCATTACTGTCAGCAGCAGGCAATAAACAAAAACAATGGGAAAATTTATTCCTTTTTGCGATACATACAGGACTTAGAAGCTCCGAGTTATGTGCGCTTCGGTGGCAAGATATCGACTTTATTGGCAAAACCGCACATGTCCAGTCGGCAAAAGTTGTGGGAATAATAAAAGGAACGAAGACAAAAGCCGGTACCAGAAAAGTCGAACTGAACACTGACGCTATGTCGGCCCTATTAAATCAGAAGGCATTCACTTTCATGAAAGGCAACGTGATATTTGAAGATCCTAAAACAGGCGAGGCTTGGGCAGGTGCAGATGCAATTCGTAAAAAAGCCTGGGTGCCTACACTGAGAAAGGCTGGAATTCGGTATCGCAACCCATATCAGACAAGGCACACATTTGCAACAAAACACATTAGCCAGGGAGTTAATCTTTTCTGGCTTGCCGCTCAAATGGGACATAAAGGCCCAGAGATGCTTTTCAGACATTATGGATCATATCTGAAAGACTATGACGGCAGCACATACAAACCCAAACAGGTCAGTGGTGGGACATGAAAGGAGCTGCAAAGGATACGCAGCGAAGATATTTCATAAAAATATTATTTATAACAATAAGATGCAAAACAATTAACGCGGGTTCAACTCCCGCCAGCTCCACCAAATAAATCAAGGGGTTACACTAAGGTGTAGCCCTTTTTGTTTGCCCAATGTCCACTTTGCGTCCACTCATTTTATTTTTATGGGCATCAATGGACACTACCTGCACCGCCGCATTCCGTCTGGTTCATCACTGAAACTACTTAAGATGCTTGAACGTAGCCTTACGCTTATTAATGAATTAAAAGTACGCTAACTAATACTTTCACTTTCTTCCTTGTCATAATGCAAAAGGAGAAAACAATTTCAGTTCTGTATATCCTGTAAAGCCGCGCTCTATCTGATTTCTATGATAAAGCACGGCTTTTCTTTGTGAGCTTATTTTTCACGTAAAATACAATTTTCATTTAATATCAATGCATTGGGATTTTTCCGTGATCCTCTTTTGATCCAAAAACTGAAATTTCCTGAAAATCTTTTCAATCATTTCAGTTTGTGATTTCTCCCACTCCGCCAGTATTGGCGCGGTTTGGCAGTTTGCCTTGTAGGATTTTAAAATTGAAAAAATTTTTTGATCCAAAACGTGCAGGCGGGTGCGGTGTAGTGCCGTTTTCATCATAAGTTCATTTATTTCGTCATAAGTGCAACGAGACAAACCATCACTAAGGTATTTATTTGATTCTTGAGTCAAATAATACAATCGGTTAAAGTAGTGTTGTCATTGGCAAAATCCAGTGACCAAGGTTTTGCAGCCTTGCGTTCATGGACGCTGGTAAGAAGTTTTTACCAATGTGCCTGCTATCGCCCCTCTATGGCGGTTCAGGCAGGGGAGGTTAACACCTCGCCGGAAATGAACGCCGGTCTGCAAACCCTGTTTGAATCGCCACCACCAAAGAGGGAAGCAGGAATATGAAAAAAGACTGGCATACCGCCGATATTATCGCTGCGATACGTAAGAAGAATAAAATGCTGGCATCATTATCCAGAGAGCACGGTTTAAGCTCTTCAACATTAGCAAATGCTTTAACGCGCCCCTGGCCTAAAGGGGAATTACTGATTGCTCAGGAAATTGGTGTCACCCCTGCTGAAATATGGCCCAGTCGGTATTTTGACGAAAATAAGCAGCCTATCAAACGAACTGTCCGAAATGATTTACCAAACAATTCTGATATCACATAAGTTATTTCTATATCCGAAAAAGTAACAACAACCTTTAAACCACTAAGCTAATATAACACGCTGAATTATCAGTTTTTTATTACACTCACTGCCCATTCTTTAATATCAAAATTGTATTCATAGCCCTATGAAGATGTAAAACAGCCCGCATATTTTGCGGGCGAGAGAATTAATCAATAATGTGTTTCAGACAATCAAAACACAAACCCGTAGCGCTGATTGATACCACATTATTGACCTGGTACGTATTGGTTTGATTGATAACAGTGCTGTATGCATCTGGTCGCAGTTTATCAGGATATAAAAAAGGCCACGTATTAACGCAGCCTGTTAATTAATGGTGATTTTCATTCAATGGACAAAGTTAACTGATGTCCGATAGCCGATGCGACCTTACCCACCGTATCAATTTTAGTTGAGTGCCGTAAATCAAAGATACGGGTCACTTCCTGCTTTTTCACCCCCATACGGTTGGCTAATTCAATTTGCGTTAACTTGGAATCAAGAAACGCATTGAGCATAAGCACCTTAGAGGCCACGCTTAAGGGCACATCAACATAATCCTGCCCTGCGGGGCCAGGAAGCGGGATTTTTTCATTATCTTCGAAGTAAAATTCAAAAGCGGTTATTAGCGCATCGAGTGCCATCTCTAGCGCCTCTTCCCGTGTATCCCCCTGGGTTAAAGCTTCGGGGATATCCGGGAATGAGACGAAATAACCGCCCTCTTCTACTGGCTCTAGTGTGACTGGATATCGCATATTTTTAATGATGAACCTGTGCGAGAACCCACCCCTTGCGAGGCGGGTTTTTATCACAATCCTAATTGCTTAATGATTGCTTTCCTCAGCGGCTCTTTGATCTCTTGGCTAGGGTGTCTCGGCATAATGCTTCGTTTCCCCTGGTATCTCAGTTTCAGATGGTTTGTCCCATTTGAAACTTCGACGCCTTGAGCTTCCAGCCACCGTCTAAACTCGCTTTGCTTCACCACTCCTCCATTCTGTTGAACACACAAACACAGTAAACATTTATGCTTACCATGTCAACACTTTTGTTTACCACGTAGAAAAGGTAAAAATAAACCTTACCGAAGAGAGGCCAATCAATCTAGCCAATCACAGGCGAATACTTCTGTTTCAATTCATCGGATTTATAGGCCGTGTTCCTTATCACGCTGGCGTTCTCCGGCGTACCTGTGTTGTGGTGCGTATGGGCGGCAGTCTGTTCCGCCAGTGCTTTAACCACATCCAACGTCTCTAACATCAAGGTCATGACATTGATTTGCTGGCTGCCCACCCAAACCACGGGCGCGATGATTTCTTGCCTGGCACCGGCGATGCTCTGCTTAAGCAGACCAATCTTCTCTATCAGCTTTTGTCCGATTTCGATACTGGCCTCTTTCCCTACGCTGGCAACGAAATTTGATGAGGTCGCCATACTATAGTCACCGTCTGCAATTTGCCGGACAGCGCCCGCCAATAGCGTAGACGTGCCCAAAACCGTGGTTTTATCCGTGGCCTGTATCGTGGTTTCCCGTGCGACTACGTTACGTGTTTCCGTGTCTGCCCTGACTTCACGGTGCATAGACGATTCACTAATGGTCTGGTCAGTCTGACGAATCCAGTTCCCTTCCTGAGTTACCCTCTGCGAGACTTCCGCCCGCTGTTGCTGCAATTGTTCGCCTGGCTTGATATCGGGCAAGGTATTGCCCTGGCTTAATGTCTGCCGGATAAAGGGCTTATCCGGCCTGCCTGCCTCAAAGGCGATTTCAACCACCGTTCCGACTGGCGGATATTGAAACATACCGGATTCACTGCCCGCCATCGGCAAAGGCAGCGGGACAGCATGATAAACAGGAACCGCGGCATCCTGACCATCATCAGCCAATAATTGCACATCAACCGCATAGCGTGGCCGGAATGGGTCGGAGATATCGCCGCTGACCGTATTTTCAGGGTGTGCCTCAATGCGGGCAAATTTGGGTAAATGCAGCCCTGCCGATAATTCGGGGTAGGCGGCATCAATCTGACGCTGCATTGGCGTTCTGGTCTGCGACTGACCGGTCAGTTTGTTGACGGCTTCCCATGTAATGACCATGTTTTCATTGCTCAGATTGACCTTGTTCAGCCGGTACTGATTGATCACTACACCTGGACGCAACGATGGGATCATGGGAATGGTCATCGCATTGCCCGCGGACTGACGCTGGCTAAATGCATTCGGAATATCGACCGGTTTCCCCGCAAACATCGAATGCGCCCCGCTGCCCACATAAACCGAACCCTCCGGCAACTGATGCCAGAGATAATCCTCAATCGAAAAAACCTGCCCAAGATTAGCCAGCAACTGATAGCCGGTCCCATGATGAGTAAAATGCGGGATGGGTGTCTCCGTATAAGGGGCATCCGGCAATATGAAGGTCAGTCCGCTGTGCTCCTGCAACCAGTCCGCAATCTGGCTCAGTGTTGGATGCTGAAATGAACACGACCATAATCGGTCAAACACACCGACCAGTTCACGCACAAAAAGACGCTGATAACCGTTTTGGGCTGGCTGTGAGCGTGCCACATAACCCGTAAACCAGCGTAATACCAAATCCGTGTAACCCACGTCCAGCCGTACCAGTTTTCCGGTGTAGTCCGTTGTCGTCTCCGCC